CCTTTAAGCGTGCTGTTTCTTGCAATTCCCAGAGCAACACCATAGCGGTCAGAGGTGATAATTTGATTGTTATCCGCGTCGTAACGACCGGGACAGTCGATCCAGCAATCGTCAAGCCCACTACTGTTTCCGTTGAACAGGTCAATCGTGTAATAACTATTTCGAACAGGTGCCTGATCCACTATTTTCAGGTGTCTGACCCTGACATTGGGAAACCCTTTAGCCTCTTTGTTTGTATAATCTGGACGGGCGAGTGCAGGCAGATCACCCCCCGTCCAAATCAGGGAAGTGGTCTCCCTGCCTGAGCCATAAATACCGACGCTTCCCTGATAAATTAGCGGCGAATTAACCTGCCTGGCTTTATCATCCAGCTCGACGGTTTTGGCGCCAGAATTCAACATCCTGTTAATCGCAGCAACGTTTGCTGCGGCGGCCTCCGGGTCTTCAGCACCGTCGCTCGGAGCATTCCAGTACGGGTTTTTGATGTTTACCCTGCCAGCAATGATAAATGGCGACCTGACGATATCTCCGACTGTTTTACCAATTGTCGTCATAGACATATCCGCTCCAAATCCAGGTTCGCTTGAACCCAGGTTTGAGCGAAGAGCCGCGTCACCGATGTTCGACCATTTCCCTGTGGGGTTTGCAGCCGACCATACACCGCCATCGTTTTCAGGAGAATCCCCGGCAATGACGTGCTCAAGCTCACCAAGGTATTTGTACCAGGAGCCATTGTAGTAGACGATTTGCTGGCGATTATCTACAGCCAGACCAACAGCCCAGTTGCCAAGCTCCTGCCAGCCGATAGCTGCAACTGCCTGCTCGCCGCGACCAGTGATATAGTCGATAAAGCGGCTGAAGATCATCTCCATGCCGTGCCAGGTTTTGCGAAGCACACCTAACCGGTCCTCTAACTCCTCTTTTGTCCTGTCGTTAACGAATTTATCCACGTTTTCAGCGTTATCGTACAGGTCCTTTACGGCGGCGGAACCTAAAGGATTTTTCGTTTTATATGTGCTCATAGTCGCCCTATAACAAAAAAACCCGCCGAAGCGGGTTGTTGAGAGTTATTTCTGTTTTATGCAATGTCGCCGGGATAACTGGCGTTGTCGTAGTCGTAGAAGGACGCGCGGTACTCTTTGGCGGTAACCTGACACGTCCCGTCTGATTGTGGGGCAATCTCCTCAACAATGGCGTCATAGACATGACGCGTTGAGCCGCAGAACACCAGTCGGACTGGCTCAATGGCTGGTGAAGTCTGGTCAATCTTCAATGGGTCATCAAAATCACTCAGATGGGGAACGGACAACTGATAATCCCCCACTCTGCTCGCCACCATCAGACCGGATGCAGAACCATCCTGATAGCGGATCAGCGCACGGGGGTTTTCGAAAGACCAGTCCAGCGGCTCCGTAACGGTGAAGGTTGTCACGCCACCAGCCGTTGTCATCGCCTCCACCAGACAGGAAATCGTGTTGTTCCCCGGAATATCATCCGTGAGCACGATGCGATCGCCTGTGTTGTAGCACAGCGCGTCCAGCTCGGTGGTGGTCTGGAACGTCACCCGCTGCTGCAGGTATTTCATCAGGCGGCGCATGCCGATCTGGTAGGCGTGATCCTGAGAAAGTACCCCATCGAGTTTGTAGTTCTCGATTTTCACCGGTGTGGGATTATCGGGTGTCCGACATTTAACAGTCTCCTCCGCCCAGGTGACGCCGTTGATGTACGTCACGTCGACACCATCAAAATCATCGTCGGACGGTACGGTAAATCCGCTCTGCAGCTCTTCCACCATCTCATGCGGAGTGATCACGCCGGTCCAGGGCTTAATCCCCTCACGGTTGACCGTCGCCAGGCCATCACTCAGCAGAAAACGTGACTTCCCGGCGTTGGCTATCTTCTGCAGCATTTCCAGCGCTGAGATACTGTCGCCCGTGGCGAAATCGAAATTTTCGCCCCGTGGCGTCCAGTACGCGGATTCCAGCGCGTTGATGGTGTCGACGTCCATCTCCAGCCCCAGCGAGTTCCCGACATGCAGCAGCGCCCCAGAAATGGTTCTGGCCGTTCCTGAGTCATAGGCCCGCGTGGCCACAACGTTTACGCGGCGGTCCGACTGAGCCGCCAATTTGCCCCCCGTCTCAACGGTCACCGCCATCAGCGACACATCGGGATAGGATGAAGGACGCGTCAGCAGTCGCCCGCGCAGTGCCTGCCAGTACATCGAATCCCTGGCGTTGTTTGAGCCCTGCTCATTGCGCCGACGGCAGCGAACCTCTACCAGTCCCGGAGAACTGAGGGTGATCCGCTCAGTGAAACCTAACCCGTTGATGTTTTTAAGCGCGTACTCTCCCTGGTGACTCACCCACCCCGATCCGGAACCGTAGACGCGATACTGTATCTCCCACTCAACGTGGCGAATCCGTTTTTTGCCCTTACTGTCAAAGCCGCAAATACCGTTCGGGAAAGAGAAATTCACCTCGAACATATCGACGGTCTCATTTTCAGGGCAAACCAGGAACGGCCCCAGCCAGCTCAGCGTGTCGTTAAGACCAGTGGCCTCATAGTCGATCATCGTCCGGGCGGTGAATCCCGGCCATAACTCATCAACGGCACCGTTAACCAGGCGCGCCACTGTCGCCGTTGTTCCGTCGGACGAGACGATCTGGTATTCGTTGCCGCGGTGAGCAAGTGAGAGCCGTTGCACACCTTCAGGCATGCCCGAGAATGCGGTTCCCGTAGCGCTGGTATAGGCGAGCGTCACGTTTGCCGTTACCGCCGGGCTGCCGCCGGTTGATGCCGTGCCGGAGGTGTAAACCGGGGCATCACCGAAAACGGCTGCAGGAAGCGAGGAGGATGTGATTGCCCCACCAACGAACGGGCTGGCCGCCTCGGTTATCAGTACGGTACCGCCGTTGTCCCGTGCGACCAGGCCGGAGCCAGTGAGCCCCTCGGTGATAGCTGCCAGCAGTCCCGACATCGAGATGTAGTTCGCTACCAGCGACACCGGGTAGGTAACCCCCTGCCAGGTGATCGTGAACGTGCTGGAGCTGGTCGAAAAGTCGTAGGTGGTCGGGGCCGCACTGGCCTGGAGTTTTGCCGCACTCCCCCCGGCGCCGGGCACTGCAGCCTGACCGGGGGTATATGACGCGATAAACAGATCGTAATCGACAGAGTTAAACCCCAGCGTCACCGGCATACCTACTACCGGCGCGATCTCCGTCAGCAGCGGGCTGGCGATAACACTGTATCCAGCCGCCGAAGTGATCTGGTAGTTCGCCGGGGCTTTAAGTTCGACCACGGCGCCAGCGACCCAGCTGGGCGGCAGTGCGTTATCGTTCTCGTCATTATCGTCATCATCATCCGTATCCAGCCCCGTAAACGTCACGCTCGATCCGGAGACGGTCATGCTGTCTGCGATAATATCGTCGGCATCCGGCGACGTCTGGGCCATATCCAGCCCGGTGCCGGATGACGTCCCGCCAACTTCGGTGGAGTTGACCCAGTTTTCGCTGCGCTCATCACCGGAAACGTCCGCGCCTGGCGGGTAATGGGTGCTGCTGAATCCCGGTAGCGTTGAAGCTGGCGTACTGCCAACCCTGATATCGCCATTGGTATAAATCAGATCACCGACACCGAGACACAGCAGCATCTGGACGCGCATTTTCGTAGGATCGGCGGCATCAAACCGGGTAACCGGCTGCACCACATAATCAGGGTAGATACGCACCCGGCCAAATACCTCACGAATGGCATCACCGAGTTTTGCGGTATTCGCCTTTGCCGGGTTCAGGTCGAGACTCCGCCCTGTGGATGAGGTATAGCCGCCCGTATCGATGTTGCTCATCATAAAGTACGAATAGGCTGCAGCGGCAACGGAGATACCGACGCCGATCCACGCGATTGTGGCGGCCTCCAGCCCGAAGGGAACCGGATAAAGCCTGACATCACTATCAGGGCGAATCACACACTTAGCCCACTCGCCTGGCGGAATTAACAGCCCCTCAACCTCAACGGTCAGCGGTGGGACATCCCGATCCTCGTAGCCTTCAACATTTGCCACCAGCCAGCTGCGAATACTGGTTACACCATGCTCATGCGTTTCGAGTGGTTCACCGGGAAGCCGGGACGGGTAAAAACGAATGGTCATTGCCAGAACTCCACTTTGACAAATCGCCGCTTAAACCGCGGCAACGGCAGAAAGGTGACGTTCGTTCCCGGATTGCATTCCGCCACATGCAGCAGACCATCGATACTGACCACGATCCCTACGTGGGTGACAGTCGACCCGGAATAACAGGCCACCCCGGCCCCTTCGCAGGGTTCGCAGCGCTCAAGGGTAAGCATCATCCGGCGCGCTTCCCGGTCGAGGCCGCCGTCGTCTTTGGTGACCCCTGCAAAATCGGGCCAGACGGGTAAATTCAGGTCGCGGCGTATCTCGTTCACAATGCCGAAGCAGTCGAGCTGCGGGTATACGCGCCCGCCCTTCAGCCAGGTGACTGAACGGTATTTATCAGGGTTAAACATTGGGATTCCTTAGCTGATATAACGCAGTCCGGGGAATACAGGTAGCGTGTAGCGGTAACGTGGCCAGGCTGTATCAAGGATATTCATATAACCCGCGGTAATCTGCGCCTCTGTCGCCGTCCAGTAACCAGACTTGATTTTCAGCGTATACGGCACTTCCGCAGGGGCCGCTAAATCCGTGGAGATATAACGCCGGTACGTCAGCAATGCAGACAGACGGTTAGCCAGCGCATAGCGGATCGCCGTGGACACAACACCATCGATATTGCACAGGGCAAATTTGAGGTCCTGCGTGCCGTCCGCATTGCGCGCCGGCAGAGCAATGTCTATCGCACAGGCGGTAAACGTTACGGTATCGCCGTTCTCCGTCGTTGCCGTAATACCCTCGTAGCCCTGGCACAGATAATGGACGTCAGAACCAATGGTGATCTGCAGCGTCTCAATGATCACCTCCGGCCCGCTGCTGGCGTAGAGGCGGTTGAGTATTGTCATGATTTTTACCCAATAAAAAAGGCCACCCGAAGGTGACCTTAAAAATTGGTGTCGAATGTGGGTGTACCCTCACCGGCAGGATCGCTATTCCGCGCTTTATTTCACGCTCCGGCTACGGAGCGGCATGAAGGACTTTCCCACAAATCGACACAGGTTATTATGAAGGTGAAACGGTTTTAATCAAGCCTTTGGCCACTCCCTGTTAACTGCAAGATCAAGAATATCGCTGTTCACAATGAAGTCAGGGAACTCGGCCCATCCATCAGGCAGCACAGGTCGTTTCCAGAGTTCGAGTGTCGCTGTGAACTTCCAGTAAATCGGCGCCACCAGTGTTGGCCCCTCATAGATATCAGTGAACCGACATTTATAAAACTCCACCCCCAGCGGGGTTTGTAGCTTCATATAAAACCAGTCAGCGCCATCCGTTATTTTTTCCCTATACCAGGCTTCAAACAGCTGAGCCTGACCGTCAGTCTCCATAAACCATGACACTCTGGCCTGCGTCGGCGTGGACGTGTAAGCTCGCCTTTGCCGCGCGCGGCCGGTGATTAACTGGGTACGTTTTAACGGGCTTACAGGCTGGAATCCGTATCCTTCCTGTAATGGCATCGGAAGACTGTCATGCGGGTAGTAGATATCAGTCATGCAGTCTCCCGGTAAAGTATCTCGAATAAAATTTCACCATTAACCTCAGGAGGATATTCATTTCAGAATAAAGCACGATGGAATCGAAGAAATCTCTGATTTTTTGGTTCAGATTAACGAAGATAAAAATCTTATTAAATCGACACAAACACACAAGGAGATATATTTATCAACTCATCTTAAGAGCTAAAAGAAATCATAAAAAACAGCATTATCAATATATTAATTTTATTGACTTTAATGTGAGCTTACATTGTTTCGGCACAGCCCCACATCAAAATAAAAAAGGGCGATGTGCCGACAGGAAATATACGTCAATGTGACTGCTTGTTTAAAAGCAACTCCTGAAGAAGAAGCGCAATAGAAACAAAGATCAAAACTCCACAAAAAACAATTTTTGCAAAATCATAGTTAAACACGGTTGTAAGCGTATCATTATTATATAAGTGATTATGCCTATAGGAATAAGTTGTGTAAATCTCATCACATATTTCAAGAATTCCACCAACTATCAAAACAAGCCAAAGAAATGAAAACTTCACTCGGACCTCCTTACGTTTACGTCTCCTATTGAAGATAAGCCCGCCAATAAAAAGAGGAATCATAAAAGCTATAAAGTCTTTAAATGTAAATGTTAACAACGCTTCCATTAATAAGATCCTTGTGTTTTTTTGCACCTACTCAGATTGTTAGACTTACCTACCTAATCAAGTCTCAGCTAATGCAGTTTAGCTTACCTAGGACCGTGTCGTGTATAGTTTCCTTTTAGAGCGTTGCCAAAAGCCCCTTGTGGCATGGTAACCTCCTTTGTGAGTTCACCTTTTAACTGCCTGGAAAGCTGTCGATTATTCTGATTGAGTGTAGCGCTCAACTGCTCCGGAGTAATACCCTGGAGATGAAACTCCTGATTAATCGGCGCGTGTACAGTTGTTTGCCTACGGTTATCGCTGTTAACGTTCTGAACACCAGTACCAAACCCTGTACGCCCCAGAGTTGCATCAAGCGGTTGGCCATTTCGAAGTGCCTCAAGCTGAGACACGCCGATCCGGTTCGTTGAAGCCTGGTCGAAGACGTACTCACCTTTGTGAACAATACCCGCTGGCTGAAACTTACCACCGGGGCCTGTGTAACCGCCGGAGGCGAAGCCAACTCCTGAAACAGCCTGGATATTTGAGACGATACTGGCGGTCTGCGCAGCGATTGAGGCCATAGCGATGATGTTGGCCGGATAAGGCGCGCTAACTGCACCGCTTGCTATAGCCTGCTGGATTTTCACCATTGAGTCCGCGATAGCGAATGCCTTGCTCGCAGCAAAAGCGACCTTGTAGATTGCCGATTGCTCACCAAACCCCGTTCGCATGATTTCAGCGGTGCTATCAAACAAGGACTGCGTGGCCGCAGATATGATGGTGTTTTTCTGAGCCTCTATGACCTGATTTGCATCCGCTGCACGCTGACGAATAGAGGTCATTCTGGCCTCACCCTCGGCAGTTATTTCACCGGCCTTCGCATAAGCTTCCTCCTGAGCTGCCAGCCAGCGCTGGAGCTCTTGCTGCGCCTGGTCATATTCGTTGATTTGCCCCTGCATCCCCTCAAAAGTTCCAGAGAGTCGCCCTCCTGTGGGTGTCAGGTTTCCTACAACATTACGAACCGTCGAGGGCAGTTGCATATCGGTGTTTTGATAAATATCTGCCCGCGTTTTTTCATATTCACCGGGTTTAAGTTGCCCCGTTGCTTTGGCTTTCTCCAGCAGTTCAAGACGGGTTTTAAGCAGATCATTGGTCCGCTCATCCTTCGTCTTTACCTGTTCCTGCATCTTCCGGTAATCGTCCAGGGTTTTTACGGAATTTTGCAGTGCCTCCTGCTGCTTATACGCCTGGAGGATTTCATCTGAACGGGAAAGAATCGACTTCTGGTCAGCGGTGAGCTGCGTTTTAGATTTGAGGTCAGCAATTTGCTGTTCGAACTTTACCCGCGTCTGGGTTGCGCTGTTAAGCTTGTCACTGGCATCCAGCTGGGACTGCAAGGCAGCTGTCTGCTGGTTTATTTGATCAAGCAGCCGGGTTGCTGCGTCCTCGGTATATGCTTTACTCTTTGGCGTCTTGGGTGGTTTCGGATCTTTGTACATCTCGTTAATACGAGAAACATTTTTTGAATATTGCTCTGCAGTAATTGCGCCTGCCTTCAGGAACTCGCTTTGCTGCTTAATGGCTTTATTGCGCTTATCTGTATTGCTCAGATATTGCTGGTTAACGCGATCTGCTTCCTGCTGCGTTTTAATTCTTTGCTGTTCAGCTTTGTCATGACTACTGATTATTTCAGTTAAAACGCCTTCTGTTGTGATTTGAGATTGCAGATTATTTAGCTCATCTTCGAGCTCAGCCTTTCTTCCACCAAAAAATAGCTTCCCGCCTGCAGCCTTATCTATCCAATCTAATTCCTTACGAATTTGAGAGATCCGCTCGGTGCCGGTTTGCTCGCGACCTATATCAAGCATGGCATCCCATGCTCCTTTAGCCGTTTTAGCAAGCGAGTCCCAAGCACGTTCAAGAATCCCCAAATTCTGATGAATATCGTTCGCACGCTGCTGCATGGCATTGGCGTAAGCATCAGTAGCCACCCGTGCAGCATCCTGCTGATTACCTTCATCCTGCAGTGCTTTAATCTGGTTGTAGGTTGCCAGTGTCAGAAAGTGGTACTGGTCGTTAAGTTTGGTAATGGCCGCAACCGGGTCAGCAGCAATGTCGTTGAAATCACCCACCAGCTTTTCAGTGGCGATGCCTGTGGCTTCACTGATTTCAACCACGGCAGTTGTTACTCGTTCCAATGACTCTGCAGCCACTTTCCCGGATGAAACTATCTGGTTAAGTGTGGCTGCGGTCACGCCAGTAGTTGAGTTGGCAACTACTGAAACCCGAGCGGCCATATCTGCTAGTTGCCCGGTGGTTTTACCAACAAGATTACCGTTAAGGGTCAATGACTTATAGAACTCGCCCTGCTCCTGAGAGCCTTTGTAATAGGCCAGCCCAAGAACACCGACAGCCGCGGCAGCCAGAGTGACAGGATTAATCAACCCCAGCACATACCCGCCAACACCTTTAATCGCGGGGCCAATACCGCCGAACATATCTTTCAACTGCCCGCCCTGCTGCATAAGCACCATAAACGGCGACTGACCCGTAGATAAGCCGACGATAATGTCAGTCATCTGCGCCGGGATCATGCGCATGGCAAAGGCAGTCTGTGCGGCAGATTGTCCGGTTTTGCTAAGGTCGTCGCGAAATCCAGTTAGCCTGTTTCGTGTTTCCTCGATTTTCTTAGAATAAAGATCGAATGTATCGGTATCTACCATCCCCTTTGATTTGAATTTCGCAAGATCTTGCTGTTGTTTATCCAGTTTATTCAGAGCTGCGTTTACCGGGTCAATTCGATCTAAGAGTTCAGAAAGAGAATGTTTTTCTTCATCAGTAGCCTTTGTCACTTTCCCTGCACTGGTAACAGCACGTTCGCCTGCCTGCGTCATTTTTACCAGTGCAGTTGCGAGATTGTCAGCCTGCTTTTCTGCCCCGGAGCTATCAATCACAATGGCCAGGCGGGAGGTTTGTTCTGTCATTTAGCTATCTCCGGGCAATAAAAAACCCCGCCGTAGCGAGGTTTTTTTACGAATACAATATGTTGATAGTTATATTATCGAAACGGGTTCATTGGTAATACTCAGGTCTGTTCAATATCACTTCCACAGTGTTTACATTTAATGGCCTCTTTGCGGATAGGCTCGGCGCAGAAAGGACATTTTTTATACTCACCAGACTCACCATTAAGCACTGCTCGGCGTTCAGATGTAGACGATGATAAGACAATAAGAAGACCAAGAATCGGCGCAATAAATGCAGTAAAACCAGCGATAACGCCGTTTCCATTTGTGATATTTGATGCTAAAACGACCAAGCCGAAGCCTATAGCACACATACCAATAAGATAAAGGAACGCAATACCTAACCCATTTCGTTTTGCAGCAATAACTGCTACAACAATAACTGCTAGCCCAAAAAGCATAAAACCTAAAAGCGGTTCCACATCCCCATCCCCATCATTAACATTTGCTCACAGGTTAGCACAGGAATAGATGGAGACAATGAAATGACTACTTCAATTTTGCCTGTCTTTTCTGCTCTTCGGCCCACTCAGCCCTCCAGGCATCATCGAGAGCCAGTATCGCCTCGTCAAACTCAATGCGGTCGATCAGGATGGTGCGCGATGCCAGGTAAAGCTCAATATCGTTCAGGGATAGAGGGAGCGGCACTCCGGCCATGCCGGCATACTTCCTGCCGCGCGATATCATGGCGTAAGCGTTGAGGATCTCCCCAGTGACTGCATCGATTTCAGGCTCCGGAATGGGCGGGAGATTTAGTTTCTCCCTGCGCCACTTTGCTTTCTCGCCCTGCTCGCCGGCGAATTCCTTTAGCCACTTTTGGGCCTCTATGGCTTTTTTACGGTTTCCTGAGTCTGCTGCTCCTTACCCTGAGCAATATTCGCCGCCTCAGCCAGAATAAGCCAGTACAGAGAGGGGTTTTGCTTCAGTAACGCAACACCACGCTCCGGTGTATACGCTACCGCCGTCTCCGTACCATCCACCAGCTCCCCCACGCCTTCCCAGTCTTTCAGAAGAAAGCGCGCGCAATTGTCGATGAGAAGATCATCAACCGAGTCAATCTCGCCCACACTGGCGAGATCGAAAGCATCCGTACCGACCTGGTAGCTCGCGTCCATTTTGTCGATATGGCGCCGCACCAGCGCATTGCGTGAGCGGTATTGTGGATTCTCGCTACTGGCCACCAGCAGACGGAGTTTAAATAGCGCCTCGTCTTCCGGCGTGAATTTCTTTTTACTTCCTGCTGGCTTTTTGTAAGGGAAAAACCAGCGTTCTCCGTTCAAATCAATTTGAGAAGAAATAATCAGCATAAAGACTCCCAAAAAAGCCCGATCCGCGATGACTGCAGAACGGGCCAGGTAAATTAAGGCTCGGTAACGGTGATTTCAGACGTTGCGGTAAAGGTGCGGGCCTTACCAGTGATGATTGCAGTACCGGCTGCGTTACGCGTGACCTTCGCTGTTTTCTGCCCGGTAGAAACCACACTGGCGATAGTCGGATCCGATGACGTCCACTGGACGGCATCAGTTGAATCAACTGGCGTAAGCGTGGCGGTTAACGTCACAGTAGATCCCACTGCTCCAGTTGAAGTGGCTGGCGCAACACTGATTGCCGTCGCCGGCACTTTGGGAACGCGGGTGATAGTTGGCGGAGTATTGGCCGCGGTGATATCCAGCTGAACCTGAACAATGTCAGTGCTCCCCGCATCCGGCCAGTCGCCGGAGATCTGCACTTCCGGGAAATCGAAGGTATAGGCGCCTTCAGCATTCTCCAGCGTGAAGCTAAACGGCACCGTTTCGCCGGTGAACGTTTTTTTGTAAACCTCCCAGGCAGCCTTTGACCATGACAGCGTGATTTGACCTGACGGGGTAAAGGTAGTCGGAATGTTTGCGCCGGCGAACGCCGAGCCGGTACCGATGCAGCGCTGGGTCTGCATATTGTTGTTGAACTGAATGTTAAAGGTGTCGACGCAGAAGCCTGTCCCGCCATCAACACCATTTAGCCGGATGTTCGTGACCTCTTTGAAGGAGTAACGCAGCGCCCCCGCTAAATCCACTGGCGCGGTGAAATAGCTGGTATCGTCCCCTTTCGTCTCCCAGTCCAGCCCAGCAAACGTAATGGTTGCAGTGATATCACCATCGGCCGGGATTTCCATCTGGAAGGTGCCAACCTGGCAACCGCGGGCAATCTGGGCAATCCCCACATCACTGGCAAAAGTCGCCACTGAGAACGTAATGCGACCGTTACCCATCGTCAGTACGTTATTTACCCATTCGGAACCGAAGCAGCTGGCAAGAAAATCATCATGCTGGTTCCAGCGAAACCGTGTGCCGACATCGCCGCCGACATCCACTGTGCCGCGTGAAACACCCTGCGCCATACGGTCACCAGCGATTTCGTCATTGTCGTTGGTGTTCTGCGTTGGTTTCAGACCAAATGAAGAACGGCGCAGCAGGTTCCACGCCCCTGCTGTTGGCGTGATTCCTGGCGTTGTCTCGCGAATAAACGCGGCTACTACTTTTGCACCTGAGCTCACAGGAGCCTCCTGTTTTTTGTGCGCTACAGAGCGCGATAAGGAATTTGAAGATTGAGCTGTAACCAGCCATCGGTCTCACCCGCCGGCACAGCAGAAACAGCGAAATAACTCAGCTTTCCGTCGTCCTTAAACTCGAATAGCTCCGTTAGCTGGTCGGCCGTTCGGGAGATAAGCAACGTCCCGGAACCGACCGGAACAAACAGCTGAATGATGAGTAAGCCTGTCCTGTGGACTACCGGCCCGTCCCCGATCTCTGTTGCGCCAGCCTGCCCAGCAATGTTGGTTAGTCGGGCCCAGATATCGCGGTTGCTGGGGTCAAATACCGGACCATTGGGATAATCCACCGCATCAGAGGCAATAGCGGTCTGTGCCGCCATTCGGGAAATGACAGCGTTTCTGATTTCTGTAAGGGTCATTTGTAGGCCTGAATCACACCATTAAACGAGACGGCATAGACGCCTGTTGGCGCCTGCGTTGAGTGACCATTCTCCAGAGGCACGGAGTAAGGCAGGTTCGACTGGATGTAAATCACCGAGTAGGCTGGCGCCTGGTCAATGATATTTTTGCCATTAAGAAACGTCATTGTTCCACGCGGATCCGGTTCGGTCGGGACGGAGTGATCGGGTTCGCCGATGCTGACAAAATGCGATGCCCTGAAGGTTCCTGCGCGATACTCAGCCGGCCGCCTGATATCCATGCTGTCATTAACACGGACTTTCTTCCTGAGCCTTCCGGTTTTGGTCAGGTTAGCGGGATCGGCATAAAGAGATTCGTTCCATTCCCCAACAGCTGTGTTGTATTGAACCGCGGTCGCGTTGATGGCCCACAGCTCCGGGTTTCCTACTGGCGACCGTTGAACAATTTCATTCAGCAGTTGAATGGCGATTGTCCGCTGGCGTAGTTTGACATCTTCGGCCACCAGCCCGGCGAATGCCGCCGGGTCAATGTTCCAGCCCTTAGCCATATCACACCCTCCGCAGTTGAATGGAGTACGCAGCGCCGGCAGAGTCGGCAGAAGCGGTGATGATCTCGTAACGCTGAAGCTCACCCGTAATCGAATCCGGTGCGGTGATGATATGCCCGACGGCCGGCTTATCAGTCACCTCGTTAACCAGGGCGGTTAGCTTCACATCACCATGCAGAATGTTAACGCCATCGATACGGCGCAGCTTATAGCGCGCCAGCACTCCACGCCCCGAGTAAGTCACCTGCGTTTCAGTGCCGGTTTCCGTCACCGGGTCCCAGGCACCCCGAACGGTATATGACCCAGTGAAATCCTTAACGGCATCCTGCAGGTCGGTATCGAATGCCGCGGCGACTTCGGTTTGCAGCTCGTCACGAATGCCCATTGCACCCACCAATACGCTGCTGAGGTTTAACGATCACTGTACCGTGGAGTTTGCGGGTATAAATTTCGCCATTGCGCTTAACCCGCAGCGGGAGCGGAGCAAACTCTACAACACCCTTTGCCTGGTTTGCGTAAACGACATGTCTGATCGGGTTTCCATTCACAAACACATCGCGGGGACCGAGCCCGTCGCCGGCATAATGCACATATGGATTTTGCATGTTACCCCCTTACCGCCGCTCAATATGAGCATGGATAAAGTCGGTTTTAAGCGACTCCATAGCGCCAACCATCACATAGGGGCGTCCACCGTTATGCCAGCAATCAATCGCGTTACCCTCATCATCAAGCAGTATCACTGCGACACTGTGGCAGCCGCCGTTTTCGGCTCGCTCCAGAGCCTGTTTCAGCAGGCGAATAACCTGGTCGTTATCGAGGTTGTGATGGCTGGGCTTTTGAAATGGGACCACCTTCAAATCGGACATATCACGCCCTCACAAAGAACGTCTGGAAAGGGTTAATCATCCACGGTTTGAGCATATCCAGCGCCAGCTGCAAATCAGGATCGAGTAATTCAGTGCTGGTGGTTGAAAGCTCGGCAAAAGTGCGGGAAACCTTCACATCGTCGGCCTCAACGCTTTTGCTCGTCACCACGCCGGAATCTGTTTTTTGCTGATACAGATTGCCTGCAGCGGCTACGGAAGCGATAAACGCTCCGGCTTGCTTAACTTCTTCAGGAATATGCTCCGGGTAGATATCCTGAAGGTTAAGCGCCGTCATCCAGGTGTTTGCCTGGAGCACGGCTTTACCCTTTTTGTCGGCGGCAGCCCAGGTATCCCCCAGCAACTCGTCAACGTCCTGGATTGTTATATAAACGGTCATCGGATCCTCACCAAAAGAAACGGGGCTTTCGCCCCGTCGGTTAACCACCCGCAGGAGCAGTGAACGCAATCGCTTCAGTTGTTTTCACCACACCGTCAACGGTAGCCGTCACCGTGAAGGAGCCGGCCGTAGCAGAGGTGAGTTTCACCGTCGAGCCACCAGCAGACCCTGTCTGTGACGTCGAAGCACTTAGCGTGCCGCCTGTAGACGTCCACGCCACAGATGCCCCGGAGACTCCTGCACCATTTCTGGTGTACTTGAGCGAAACGGTCACCGCGTCGGTACTGTCAGCAGTTGCGGAAGTTTTATCCACTGACAGGGTTACTCCCCCGCAGGGGCTTCCAGCTTAATCAGTACGCCTGCAGTGGATTTGTTACTGGTGAAATGTTTCTTCCAGTTCGCGCCGGTGCCGATTTTGGTCAGGTCAGGGTTAGCGCCCTTCGTCTCATCCCAGCTGTAACCCAGCAGTTCAACGTTAACCGTGCCCTCTGCGCGATAGCCAATGGCAAGGTTTTCCTGGTCGTTGATATCGTAGGAACGGAAGCCCGGAGCCTGTGATTCCGTTACGGATACCGCGCCGGCCACCAGCCCCAGAATCGCATCAACTGGCATGGTGTCGGTTACCAGTACCGGTTTACCCAGCGTACCTGGCTGTCCGCCATAAACAACCACGCCAGCTTCTTCGTAAATTTTGTTGTCGATAGCCTGATCAACAATGTCGAAATAGGTCGTGGAATGCATAACGAACAGCGCAACACGGTTAAATTTATCGCCGTATTTACGCAGGCCACGGGTCAGCGTTTTCTTACCATCAGTGGCAATATCCGCGGATACCGTCATGTCAGCATTTGCGCCAATGGCTGCAACAAGACCCTGTAGGGCATACTTGATATAACCTTCAAGCGTTGCATCAGCGACGTCGACGCCGATCACCTCGGAGAATTCGCTAACGTCGCGACCCCGACGTTTAAACGCCTCCTCCGTGGTTTCATACGGGCCGTATTTCCACGGCGCCTTGACGCTGACAGATTCGCCGGCACCGATTTTTTTACCCGTTACCGGGTCGGTGGAGTTAACGTTGCGCGATTCGATAGAACCACCAACTTTATAGAAGGTGCGCTTGCGAAAATCACCCTCGATCAGTTCGTTGTCGAGAATGATTGCGCCGTTTGAAGCGGCGTTGAAGACTTCCAGATTATCCTGGCGACGCTCAAGAAACGCAGTCTGCGCGAGGTCGTCATAGATAATCAGGTCACTGTTTACGGTCGTAGGCATTGATTAGTCCTTACTTAGGCAATTTGAGATAGGCCTGCTGGCCATGTTTGCGGATGTAGTCCGCTTTGTCGCTTGAGCTCATTTCTGAACGTTTCAGACTACCGCCACCGCCACCGGGTTTATGACCACCAGCCCCGGAGCCTTCGGCGCGCGGGAACAGGTGCGGGGCCGTCTCTTTCAGAGATTCAGCCCACTCAACCGGGGTGAGCGGAGTTTTTCCGTCTTTACCGAACAGAACATCGCCATTTGCATCAACTGCTACGGCCTCGCCTTCGTCGTTGAGCTGGAATGTGCCTTTAGCACGAAGAATCAGATCGTCGGATGCTTCTGGCAGCGCGCCAGCCTTAAGCGCTGCGCTGCGGATAGCATCACCCAGGACACGATCACGGAATTTGTTGGAGAACGCTTCCGCCTTTTCAGCGCGTTCATTAGCGGCTTTGATTTGCTTATCAACATCAGCACGTAGCCGCTCAGTGCGTTTATCCAGTACCTCGTCAATTTTCCCGGCGGCGATCAGTTGCGCCTCTTCATCATCAGAGAAACGCTGGAGAATGGTTTTCACCGCATCAGGATCGATACCATCAAAACGCTTTAGCGACTCAGTGGACTCTTTGAGCTTACCGAGTAACTCACTATTTTTATTTTTCAGGCCTGAAACCTGAGCACTGACCTGCTCATCGATCAGCTTTTGGATTTCCGGCGTAATCTCGGGCGCACCACTACCGGAGCCACCGCCATCACCACCTTCACCACCAGCTGCCGAATAATATTTAATGAGCATGTTACGAATAAGCATGTTGTCCCCTTGGGATAGTTACTGTGGGCCTGGCCCAATAAAAAAGGCCGCCCGGAGGCAGCCTGTTGTGAAATTTAGATAATAAAAAAGGCCGCCTTAGCGACCTTGATAGTGGTATTCGTAGTGATGCAGTTTCCCGTCTATTACTATCCTTTCTAGCGTATATATCAGAATATCCTGTTCGAGATCACAGGCATCAAATCCGTTATTAAACAATGGGGATGCAGCAGAAACAGGCTGAGGAAATTGCACTCGTTCTAAGGGCACTCCGTAGTCATCCGTGTGAAGGGATACGGACTCACCATCTCGAGGCCCGCCTTTTAAGAAAATCTTCATGCTAAAGAACTCCTGAGCGATCATAAGCAAGTGTGGTGGCCGGTGCTGCCACGGCATCCTGATTCTTCAGAACGGCGGGGACTCACCGAGGTGAGTCTGGTTTCCGGCTTGCCCGTTTCTCACGGGACGCTTTGGCGCGCAGGTCAGCATCCTGCATTCACCACGAATTTACTCTATCACACTCTGGCATCCTTAAACGCCTGCGCGTCACGGTTGCGCAATTGGTCAAGCGTCAGCCACTCGCCCCTGTCGTTGTAGAACTCATCGGGAGACATGCCGCCATCACGAATCAGCCTGGCGCGCGTTTCTCCGACAATCTCAGCTTGTCGCGTGAACGACTGCCGGGAGAACCAGTCCTGGTAATTCGTATCAGCCGGAACCTGTCCATCCATGCTGGCGCGCGAGCTATTCTTGATTTCGCCGACTTTGATACCCAACTCCTCGGACGATTTCAGGATGTAAGTTTCAGTGCTCCGACAGCAAAAGTGGATTTTTCCAGGTCCCTGCAGATAAGGCACCTTGTGCCCTATCGGTTTATTATCCAGCGTGTACTTGAGACGGTCGCGGATCCGACAATCCTTTGATGTCCGGTTATCCAAAGTAGATAACCACTGCTTACCCTTCAGAATGTCGTCGTTCGCCGACGCAAAGCTTTGTCTTGCTGTTGATGCAAGATGCCCTACTGCTGTTTTCGCTATGCTGGCCGCATTGGCCCGGCTCATCTGAAGCGCACCATCCTGGTAGCCGCGGTTAGCATGTCCACGAACCTTTTTTGCGATCTGCTCATGCGTATCGCCCAGGAGAAAACCCTGCCGCACCGTATTGGATATGCGCGCCATACGATCAGCTTCGAGGTTGCTGGCCCATTCGCTTAGCAACCGCCCCTGAAAAGGACGCGCCATCGCCGCGGCATAAACTGCATCCGGGGAGATGCCAACCAGTGGATGAAGAGCCAGAACATCGTCGGGAATGGCAAACTGGAAGAGGCTCATCTGAAAACTGGCCTCATGCTTCGCCAGCTCCTGCAGCTCGGTAGAGAGGGCTGCATACATGGACTGTATGGCATCCTTGTTTATGGCCCTGACACTGACCAGTAACGCTTCCAGCCTAGAAACGGTAAAGCTCTCAGCGTCCAGCGTATCAATAGCCACCAGCAACCTTGCGGTAAGTTCGGCGTCGCTGTCATTCAGAACTTTTATCATCCTGTTGGCAACGCCGGTGCTATAGCGACTAACCCATATAGCGTGGGCTAAGGATTCATCCCGTAGTTTGTCATTCGCCGTTGCCATTATTGCCACCAATCAGGTTAGGCGAGCCGTTACGAATAGCGTCAATGACAGTTACAGGGTCGTCAGCGGGATCTATCAGGTCAAGCCTCTGCAGAGCTCTGACCATATCCGTGTCGCGAATCGCACCGGACTGCCAGGCATTGACGATTGCCGTTACCATGCCGGATTCAGCGACTTTGGCGATAAACTCCTGATTGATGCTGTAACGGTATTCCTCGCCTTTTATGCCGAGATATCTGGCGCACCAGCCGAGCGCCAGCGTATAGGCCTCCGAGACATTGGAAACGCAAATGCCGAGCACCGATGTGGATGCGGTTTGCTCGCCGCTGGATTGCGTGGCGGTTTTAACCGCGCCGTTCTGCTCGATAAGCCGGGCGCCAAGCTGAACAGAATAATCACGCTTACTGTCCATCGCCTCTTTAGCCAGGGTGTTTGGTTGCGCCTGAGCATAGGTAAAACGCCCCTCCTTCGGCAGCAGAAATGGAGAACGAGAACCGACACGAATTCCCTTATCCTGCAGCCAGTCACGCCAGGCGGTATCAAGACCGGAAATCACCGGCTGAACCTGACCGCAGAAAAATACGCTGTCTTCGTAATCTGCCGAATTACGATAATGGCCAAGGTTAATTTCAACGAGGGGGGCTAAAGGCGACTCGTCGATGGTGGGATCATTATTCTGCGCACCAACGAAGGTAAAGGGGATCTCATCCCAGAAATCCTCACCTTTTGGCTTAGGATGATACTCGGAAGCGACGGAAAAAGAGCCTGCGTCAGCTGACTTTCGCCATACCCGGCAGACAAACTTTCCGTTCTCCAGAGCCAGTTCGCGATACTGGATTTCATCCTCGTACGCAAAACCATCTTCCTTTTCCATGCATTCGCGTAAAACCACCAGCACCAGTTGATCACGTCCATTGATGCGTTTGGTGCGCCAGTTAATGATGCTTTCCGCCTGATAACGAAGTATGATCGCCTCATCAGTCCCAGCCGCATAATCCGTATACAGCCCCTCGCGCGCGGCTTCCAGAATATTTTCTGTAACCTGCTGGGACTGCTGATAGATACTGGCACCAGCACCATCGGCGTTATCACGAAGATAATTCAGCTTATCCGGCGCGGTCATGGTAGGGTCTTTTCGGAATGCCAGCCCCAGCAAACCCACTTTTGTATTGCCCGTTATCGCGTAGAAAACGGCGCGCTGAATGTAATCGGCATTGCGCTTTTTATTGCGTGCAGACTTATCGGACGGATCCAGAAAAGGGAGGTATTCGTTTCCTGCAGCCTTTACAGCATCAGCCCCTTTGCACACGTCACGAATTTTTTTCCACACGGGCATCGCCGCCCTGACCTCAGGGCGGACGTAAGTAATATCATTATTGGCCATATCAGAATGTCGTATCGAGGGTGATATCGAACGCTGTAGCGTTGACAGGGAACAGGTACACGATTGGATAACCACCGCCATCATTGCCGTGGTCAAAGCCGCCTTTCTTATCTGGCTCGCCTTTATCGTTATAGACCTGTCGCTCCAGGCACTGAGTGAATTTCGGGCAAGTTACCGTGTTAACCATCATCCTGCGCTCGCCGTAGGTATTGCACAGCATTGAGTTGACAGCGTTTATTCGGTCCCTTACTGCCGGGTTGCTGTCATTAACCAGCACAGAGAATCCAGCATCATAGAGCAGAGAAATATCCGACTCGCTGGCGTTACTGGACTTCCTGTTTTTCCCTGAAGCATCGGGATAGATATTGATTGTGTGCTTCCCTTCCTCGTACCGCGTCTTAATCGCTTCAATCATTGCCGGAGTATCAAATACATCCATGAACTCATCTACCGCCCGGGGAAGCCCATCACGCAGAACATAAACCACTGCCGCCATTTTCCCCACGTTAAAGTCCATACCGATATGCAGCGCTTCACCTGGTTTAACGGTTTCATCAGTATGATTTTTACGGCGATCAAAGCAGTAATAAACAACGCCCTGATAGTTTTCGAACGAAGCTTCATATTCCTGCCTGAACGTTCTGGGATCCATTCGCCGGCGAGCTGCTTCCAGTTCTTCTGGCGGAACATTTCCACCATCCACCGAAGTATAAAGCCAGCTTTTATGGTCAGGCTCTCGGTTGTCCTGTCCGGCAAGCCATGAATCATAGCAATGGTTAAATCCCTTGGGTGTGCCAATCCGGAGAGCATGTCCACCTATAAACTGCACACCATTTACGATATACCGACAAGTCGACAGCATCGGGCGCAATACTTCCTCCCATGCTGCATACGGGCAATCAGCCCATTCATCCACCAGCACGAAAAATAAGCCAGACCCACGCAAATCATCGTAGTTATTCAACCCGACGCATCGCATTATGTGTCCGCTTTTAAGAGTGATGGATAATTCTGTCTCGTTCGGCTTCGATGCCCGCCAGTGTGGAGGTATGGATTGTTTCAGCCTTCGCCAGAAAACACGCTTTGCCTGTTTTTGTGTGGGTGCGCAATACCAGATTTCATCCTCTACACTGACTTTCCATTTCTGCGCCAGTCTGGCAGCCCTGCGCATTTCCGCTTTGCCCAGGAATGTTTTGCCAAACCGGCGACCGCATACAGCATCCCTGAAACGCGCTGAGCGCTGCCATCCCCAGACGTAAATATTTGCCTGTTTCGGTGTCAGGCTGACAGCATCGCTGCTAGAGGATTGGATCATCTGGAGGTTCCTCATCGGGAGTTATTGGCTGAAGTTGATAATCCTCTTCAAATCCCGTCGGGTTTTTATCCAGGGCTATCTCCTGTCGAAGCTGGTCGATCTCCAGTTGCCGGCGCTCGATTTCAATCTGCTGTAGACGCTGGGCGAATTCACTATCAGCCAGTCCGAGACGCTTCATCACCGCCTCGAACATTCGTTCGCGGCTGATAGCGGTTATCTCCACACCGTTCTTTCCGAGCTTAACGCCGGAATAGGCAAGTGCAGCATCAGGCGCCAGCTTGCGCGTATCGGCGAAGAAAGGCTGGCCGATGCCATCACCATTACAGCGAGGACATTTCGGGTTAGGCGAGCTGGTATGGTCGTAACCGTAGCCGCCTCTGTCGTTTGGCTCTTTCCCTTTCTTCGCTAAAGCCTCAGCCAGCTTCTCTTCGAACTCAACCGCATCGCGCCATTGATACTGGTGACCGAAGCCCCAGCAGTAACGGCAGCTCCCGCGGCGATACTGAGAAAGTTGGTTGGCGTCGAATGTTGCCAGCCGCCACATCTGCTCAAGCACTTCATCAGCACTTCCAAGCGTGCGCACAATGGATGCTTTCTGCTGCTGCGCAATGGCCTGCGCAACTGAAGTTTTCTGAAGCAGCTGATAGCCAATTTGTTCAGCAGTCTTCTTGCTGTACCCGGCACGGATAGCGGCCTGCGTGGCGTTGTGGTCCTTCAGGTATTCTGCGACAAATAAACGTTGCTGATCGGTGAGGCCATCATCATCCACCAGCTCTTCTGCGCACTTTTCCTTTTGCGCAGTGCGCAGTTTCTTCTGCGCAGGTTTTTGCGCAGTTTGCGCAGTGGGTTTCTTGATGTATCGGCGGGCAGTAGCGTAATTCAGTCCCTGCGCTTCACACCAATCCTTCGGTGATACGCCGGTTGCGGCATGATCGGACAGGAACCGTCGCTGAAGCTCGCCCCAGTCCGGTTTTGCCATGGATTATTCCTATTTAACGTGAGGGAGAAAAAGGAATTACTGATTCTCCATAAAATATTCACTTTTATGTTTTGGAATTAAGGCTCTTTAGTTCAGGAGTTATTATGAAAAGAATTATGCTTGCTGTTTTTGTGATCTGTGGTGCACTGTCTCTTTCAGGATGCATTTTACCTCCGGGAGGCCCAGGCGGCGGACATGGTGGTGGTCCTGGCGGCGGATTCTCACATGGCCCGGGTTTACGTTAATTACCGTAGGCCCTGAAAAGGGCCTATTCGTATCAGGTGGTATCAGTCAATATTTCCTTTCCTGAACGAGAACGACACTTCCATAGGCACCGACTGTAATGCCTTAGCTGGCCTGCTCAGCGCCGGTATCAAACAGCGCCAGCGCTTCGGTCGCTTCCTGGATTGCCTTACGGGTCTTCGAGACAATCTCACTTTCTGTGAAAACACGATCAAAGGAATCAGCGAATAGCTCAGACTTCAGATAGCTGTCACCTACCCAGTCAATGGCCAGCTTGGCCGCTGCTGTGTCGTAATTCACTTTCTTGATGATATCCAGGCGGTTGTTCGGATGCGGTGATGTCTGCCATGTCTTACCTCTGTGCGATGTGGGGAGCATTATCGAAGCCACTCTGAAGAATGGTTCCTGTAACGCTTTAGCTGCGGTGCTCCATTCGTAGGAATACCCCGCTACGCTTGTTATATCCGAAATGTTACCTAAACTAACTGATGACTTTGCTCTGCCATGACAAAGTCGGTCGTTCTACCCGTGAGCTCAGGGATGAGCCACTCTCAAGCCTTCCTGGCTCTCAGTTTTATTCTCAACCAGTAGAAAATAAACCAACTTCGTGGCTACAATCAGTCATTGGCTGGCTGTACAGCACCCCGTAGCTTTGGGATTTCCTCCACGGGGTTTTTTATAACACTTAAGGCAGATGCTTCGGTTTATCATTATTGATGCCCTTCAATGAAGGGCGCCAGTGCTGCTTATTGTCAGGTCAAGTGCTCGTAACGGGAAATGGTCTTTCCGTTTGCGTTCATCACGTACGCCACTTCTCCCTGCTTCAGGAAAACGTTCTGGTCCATTCCCGACACTGAGATACTCTGCTGGTTGGGATTGAAACCAATGCTCAGGCCGCAATGGATTTCTTCACCACCATCTGGTGACATCACTTTTACTGTTAACATGCTTCTTCTCCTGCTTCTGGCAATAAAAAGCCCCGCATAAGCAGGGCTGTAGATTCACACAACTGATATTGGCTACTGATATTTCTCAGCAAAATGCCCTTCGATCTGCTCTTTGATATCAACAGCTTCATCTAACTTTAAGGAATCATAACCCCTAACATGGAAATGAGGCTCATATGCGTAAATCGTAATAAACGCATATGATCCTTCATCTCCTGAAAAAATCTCATATTTGACGCGAGAAAGACCGGCACCAACTAACATGTATGTATCCAGAAGCTTATGGGTATTCATCATCCATTCCTTTTTCTTTAAAAATCGTTATCAGCATACATGCATTCGATGGATAACGGCAGCAATACATCCTTGAAGACTTCGAAAAGAAACCTCAGCGTCAGTGAGTTAATACCCACACAGCCCTCCAATAATTCCAAAAAATAAAGCGGCAAGTAGCCAGCCAAGTGCAGTTTTCTTCATTAACACTCCGTAAAATGCTATAGACATCCCTAGACACAGCGTTATAAAAACTGGCCACATAGTCAGAAATAAAAATAAATAACTACATATCCCACTGTTAATAGCCACATTCACCACTAACATAACCCTTATGTGCTAAAAAGGAGCAGTATCTCATGCCTCCATACAATCATCTTTTTCTGGTGAACTATAGCATTATCGAAGCCACTCAGTTAGTAACTTCTGTAACATCCTCATGTGGGGATGAAGGCTGATTTAGCCCTTAGAGGGGTTAACAGTCAGCATCTGGCCGGGCAACTGCACGGCATGCCCACATACAGGCTTCCTGCATTTTGGTGCGCGCGAGTGCCAAGCTACGCATAGCTTCATCAATCTCCCGAGCCTGCTCAGCGCTTAACATTGCCGGGCCATTACGGACAGCCAACAATTCACCTCGCTCGGTATCAAGCAAACTACAGAAGTGGCGGCTGACGCCTTTAAGGCGGTTCATTCGCTCAATGTCGCCATCGGTTAATGTCCGGTAGCCTTTTACTGTGCTGCCATCCTGCGGTTTTGCTTCACTCATTTCGTAGCCTTTTCGGTTGATTGTGGGCAATTGGCCTGCACTGCTTTGTTGTGCGCCAGAATGTCGCGCTTGGTCTGCTTATCCAGCACGTCGATATCGTGGTCGGTCAGGTAGATGATCCGCACCCAGCTGCAGGCCGTATCAACGACTACCGGGGCGGGTAAATCTTTGGCGCAGCTCGCGATCAACATCGTCATCGCCCATACGCTTAACGTCTTCCTGTACATCACTGGCCCCTTTTGTGACTTCAGCACGGCGTTCTGCCGCGGCGACAGTAGCAGCGGCGTTTTCTTCGGCGCGCTGCTGTTCGGCTTTGGCTTCCGCCTTACTGGTCCCGCGAGCATGACCAATGCCGAATGCGCCAGCGATAGCAGCCAGGATGACAACCACCAGCCCCGCGATAGCTTCGATTCCCATAATCACACCACCAGTACCGATTTTGCTTTCAGGAAGCGGGCTCGCCGGTTATTAATCCCGTTTTGTCCGCCGTTGATAATCTGCGTGATCCGGACAAGATCACCCGGATATTTCAAGCAACCTTTTGAGACATAGAACCACGCTGCACTACGGGCCGCGTAAGAGGACTGCTCCAGTAATTCTGGCTGTGCCACCAGATCAACCTTCAGCCCGTTGCCGCAGTCCCGGTAATTAGAAAGTCCGGTTATTTGAATTAGTCCGCGCCCTCTATAAACCCATCCATCAGTTGCCTTGCTGTTACCCAACCGCTTGCTATAGACAATGTTGGCGATAGCCCGCTGACGCTCCAGAGGTAACACAGTTTCCGACTGGCTGCGCCCGAGGGAATTGGCCTGATCCTGCGTTAACCTGCCGTAACGAACAAAATCAGCAAGCCCGGCGATGCTGTAGTTGAAATTCTCCACTACCCTGTTAAACCCGAGGCTTTCATGGCCGCACTGAGCAATGAACATTGCCTGGTCGATAGCGGAAGTGATGCCAAACTCTTTCATCGCGGCTGTAATATGCGGAAACCAGCGCGCAGCTAACCCGGCGCTAATACCAGCCGCCTTCTGGAATTGTGTTTGATTCATTAGTGCCTCAGTACATCAACCAGTCGCGCTACATTGCCTCTTACGCTCAGCAGCACGACAAGGATCATGATATTGGCCGCGATGGTGGGCCATGATGAATAGGGATAGATGCCGCACAGATACGCCAACGGCACAGAGCTGTATATCACTGTTATCAGCCATGCCAGCCGCGACACCCACTTACGATGACGTGAGTCTCTGCGGCGATAGAACATCAACGTAACAACGACACCAGCACATAACAGCGCATTGATGGTTGCAGTAGGATCATTTAGTACCACCGGAACCTCCCCGGCGCGTTATTAGCGCCACCAGCGAGCCAATATCCTGATTGTTCAGGAAGGTGAGTATTTTTACGGCCAATGCCGAAA